GCTAATTTTTTTTCTTTTTTTGGTATTTTTTTTTCTTTTACTGGTTTAAATTGTTCTCCATATATTTTTCTATATTTTAAACAATAAAAGCGAAGTTGCGTTAATGTTATTGAATATTTTTGTAAAATTTCATCATTTGAAAGTTTCCATGAGTAAAAAAGTTTTGCTATTTCAAATTCACGATTAGTTAATGTTATTTCTTTTTTTTCTTTTGTTTTTTGTATTAATTGATAAGTTGGTTTTTCTTTTATTGTTTTTTCTTTTATTGTTTTGGGAGGTTTTCCATATATTTTTGTATATTGGTAACAATAAGCGTAAAGTAAATTTGGTTTTATTGAATATTTTTTCAAAATTTCTTTTGTTGATAATGTTTTCGAATAAAAAAGTTTTGCTACTTCAAATATTTTAGTAGTTTCAAAATTTGAGAATTTCATTAATTTCTTTGACAAAAGCAAGATAAAATCTATTATATTACAACTAATAATTGTACGCAAAAGTTAAATGAGAAAACTTCAATCAAAGAATCAAGTAATATTAATGGGAAGATTAGGAAGCAACCCAGAAATGAAAACTAAATGTCTAGTATTTAATTTAGCAACAACAGAATCTTTTAAAAAACAAAATGTTTCAATAATGGAATCATCAAAAAAAGACTTTCAACCTTACGAAAATAAAACAACTTGGCATAATATAGTAATCTTTGGTGATTACCTTATAGAACAAGCTAAAACATTAAATAAAGGGGATAAAATTGAAGTTCAAGGAAAGATTTCATATTCTGATTATACAAATAAAGAAGGTATGACTGTAAAAACAATTTCAATTCTTGTTGATCAATTTAATGGTAAATTATTTTTAATAGAAGAATCAAAAGAAAAAGAAATTATTAAATCTAATTCCAAAATAGAAGATTGGGATGATTTTGGATTAAATTCTGATGATGAATTAATGTTTTAAATTTATTGATTATATTTTTTTATATTTGTTGCATTTTTTGCTATTGACATCATTTTATATCATTGTTATAATATTTATATAACAATTTAAAAAGAACAATATGTTTAGTAAAAATGCTTTTGTAGCAGGATTATCAACTGAAGATAAAATAAGATTTTTATCTTTATTAAAAAAATATTTTGTAGCTGAAGATACAAGAAAAGATAGTTTAGAAAAAATGAAAGATATTATAGAAGAAATAAAAGATACAGGTTATGCCGTATCTTCTATATCCTTAAATTTGCGTCATTACAGACAATACGCAGATAAATTACCTGCTGAAATAAAAAAATTACAAAATTCTCTCAGTGAAAAAGTAGAATAGTATAAATAATTTTTTATTCTATTTAGGAATTATTTTAAATCAATTTAAAGGAATCAATATGATTATTATTTTTGATACATCTTAGGCAATATTAAAACAAACAAAAACACGTAATCTTATTCTATATTATTAGGTAACAATATGAAAAATTTTAACATTGCACAAAGCAATATAACTCAAATAAAGAATTTAATCAATAATTTTAAATCACCAATTGAAATTTTTAATTATGTTTTTTTAGAAAAAAATAATCTTTTAAATTTTGATTATTTAGATGGATCTTTAAAATCACAAGCAAAATGGGAAGTAACATTCGAAATTCTTTCTCAGGACTTATCATCTTTATTATTAGAAATGTCAGGATATTTGTATCAAAAATTAAAATATCTTGCAAATAAAAATGAAATTTTAAAAATCAATAAAGAAAAAAAATTAATAACAAAAATTTTTAAAGGACAACTTTTAACTCAAATAGAAAAAAATACTTTACAAGTAATAATGATACTTTTAAATAAAAATAATACTTATATTATTCATCCTCATAATAGATTTAGAGGTGTGAATATATTATTCCAGCCAGAAACAATGCATTATTTATTATCAATAATATAATGAAAAATTATAAGATAATTTTATTATTTTTAATTAGTTTCTTTTGTGGAAATTTTTTAAATAAAGCATTAATTATAAGTTTAATAAACTATTTGTCGATTCATTTAGAATTAGTAATAGGTTTAACATTTGGACTTTATATAAATTTTGAACAAATAATAAAAAAATTTAGAAAAAAAAATGAAGAAGTATTACTTTTTAGAATGTCATTTTTGATTATTGGAATAACAATTGGAATCATTATTCAATATTCTATACAAATAATAAAAATTTTTAATACAGGTGCTTTATGAATTTTACAAAACAAAATGTTGATTTTATTTTTAATCAATTGCAAAAACAAAAATTAGTTATGCATAACATAGATACTATTAGAGAGGGAAAAATATTTACAATTCTTGGGGAAAATGGATCTGGTAAAACAAATTTATTATCTGTTACTAGTCCATATTATAGAACATTGTATATTAATTTTGAATCTAGTGGTTCAGCAAACATGGCTAAAATATTAGGTGAAACTGGATTAATAGAATATATAGAAGATAAAGATTTGAAAGGCAATTTATTTACAATTATAAAAGAAAAAATTGCAGAACGAGAAAAAAAGGGGGAGCCAACTATAAAAATAATAGTAATAGATTCTTTTAGAGAAATGTTAAATAAAATGCTTAAAAATTGCCCAATAAGTAAAGATCCAAAACAATATAATTCTAGTATTTCTACATATTGCTCTCATGAAATTATTCCATTTTTACAAAATGGTTATAAATGTTTAACTAGCAAAGGAATTACTATTATTCAAACATGTGGTATTAATGAGCCAAACGATAAAGGAGAATCAAATATTGAAAGTATCCAGTTATCTATAAAAGTAATGAAGGAATTTATTAAAAATTGGTCTAATGCTATATATATGGTAGATAACATGAAGCGTTTAGATAAATTTAGTCTATGTAAAGATAATATAGGATTAATAGATAATAATCTAGAAAAGTTTTTTGAAAATAGAAGAATGATTTTTTCATCAAGAGGTAATTCTCCCAAGGAATTTGGGTATCAAAGTGGAGAATTGGTAACCTATGGAATTACAAATATATTGTCAACGCATTCTAATAGTAATCAAGGTTTTATTGAAAAGTTTAAAGAAAAAATGACTCATGAAATAATTAAAGATTACATTCAATAAAATTTTTATTCAATATCTTTATTGGATAATTTAGTTACTATTGTTTCTCCAGTTAAATTATTCATTGATACATAAAATATACCATTATATTCAGGAGTAACGTCTAAAGTAGTAATTGTATTAGATACTTTAATATTAAAATTTTGCCCTGGATTTGCTTTGATATCTATCATAAGACTTTGCTGAATACTATTTGTTGGAGAAGTTGAATGAATAGTAAAATAATCTAATAAAGGAACAGGTAAAAATGTTGTATCTATTTTTAAATGTCCAACATTAAAATCTTGCATTAATGTTATTTGGTCTGAAGAATAAAATGGAGTAATAATAGTATTTTCTGCTACAGAAGGCAAGCCAATTGAATTTAGAAAAGCTTCCATTGTGATTTTATATCCTTTTGATAGTAAATCACCTGTTAATTTTTGAAAAAGAATTAAACCAGTGTTTGGAACTTGGGATGGATCTAATGTTGGTAAATCATCAAAAATTCTTGGTGTTAATTCAATAGTTTTAGATTGTTCTGATTTTTGAGTTTGAATTGCAAAATGTGAAGTTGTTTTAGGTGTAATTTGTTCTGCAAACTGTATTGATTCTGTAATTTGCGTTGAACTTTCTTTAGCATTAACTTCTAGATTGTGCAATGTTTTTGGTTTGATTGCTAAAGTTCTACCTTTTTTAGGAATAAAAGATTTAATTTGTGTCATTTATTTAATTTTCAATATTTTTATTGCATCAATATCTGTACGACTTGCTCCAACTCTTTTTGACATATAAAATTTAACCCATTGTTTTTCAGTAATATCATCTCTAATAGAAGTAACATTAATGGCATCATAAATTGTATATCCTTGTTTTAAATCGCCAAATATTAAAGGTTTGTCGGTAGTTATATTTCCATCGTCCATGTAATCATCATAATAAATTGGAAAGCCAAGCATCATGTCTTGACCATTTTTTTTATAAACCAAAGAAGATCCTCCTGATGAGGAAAGGCTACCTAATATACCTCCAAAAAAACGACTAGTAACAAAAGCAGTATTTTGCCCAAAATATCTGCTTTCTAATGCATTAAATAAATTGACAATATCTTGATATACTGTTACCGCTGTTGTTGCAGTTTCTATTGTTTGATATGATCCAATTGTTCCACTAGTTGAGAAAATTCCCAATGGTGAACTTATTCCATTTCCATTAAAAAATGTTGCAGTTTCTGTTATAGTAAAAGCATTAGCTACTTCTTTTGTAAGCCAAGATGTTATATCTACATAAGAATCATTTAACAGTATTCTACTTATTCTAGGTTGAACATACATTTCAAAAAGGGTAATTGGTATTAATGGATTTAATCCCGGTGTTTTTGTGCCTGGCCTATTATCTGTTTCACCAACCCATCCTAATTCTCCTATAGGATCTAATATAGTTAAATAATTTTGATAATTACCTGAAACGGTTTGAACATTAGCTAATTTTCTAATCATGCTACCTTGTTCAATATAACTTTGTATTTCTTTTGATAAAAGTTTTGGAACTAAATATCCACCATTTTTACAATCATTACCAACACATGTTTCATACATATCCTTTGTTTGCATTGGAGAATCTTGAATTTTGTTAATTGTTCCAGTTTTTAAATATTGTAAAAATTGATTTCGTTCCATATCTTTTTTATTTTCTTCATCTGTTATTTTTATAACGTAATCTAATAATTTATTATTTAAATTCATATTTAACCTATTTAATTTTTAAAAGTTTTATAGAGTTACTATCTGTAACAGATGCTCCAATTCTTTTTGACGTATAAAATTTAACCCATTGTTTTTCAGTGATATCATCTCTAATAAAATTCATATTTGAACAATCATAAATTGTATACCCTTGTTTAAAATTGCCCATTGCCAAAGGAATGTCTCCGGTAGTATCTCCGGGATAAAGTTCAGTATAATCATAATAAATTGGAAAACCAAACATCATGTCTTGACCATCTATATTATAAACTAATGATGTACCAGAGGGATTAACAAAAGTTCTTAATATATTTCCAAATTCAATACTAGAAATAAAAACAGAATTATTTGTATATTTTAAATCTAACGCATTAACTAAATTGACAATATCATTATAAACTGCATATCCAACATTGCGAGTAAGAACTTTTTCAAGTGCTGTACCTGGATTTGTATTTAAAATTCCCAATGGTGAACTTATTCCATTTCCATTAAAAAATGTTACAGTTTCTGTTATAGTAAAAGCATTAGCTACTTCTTTTGTAAGCCAAGATGTTATATCTACATAAGAATCATTTAACAGTATTCTACTTATTCTAGGTTGAGCATACATTTCAAAAAGTGGAATTGGCGTTGAAACTATTGTTGGTGTTTTTGTGTTCGGTCTATTATGTGTTTCACCAACCCATCCTAATTCTCCTATACT